CTCGAAAGGAACACCTACAAGCGACTCACATCACTTGTAAAGAGCCTTCCGACGGAGCAGTCGGCCGCGTCCTCCCGTAAGGGAGTGCGCGGCCACCGGCACCGCGGAGGCGATATGTCTCCACTCCAACAGATTTGGACATCCTGTTGGAGCGGCCTTGTCCTGTCTGGCTGGGATTCGATGCGCGTGGCCTGGCACCTTCACCAGTGGACCTGTAAGTCCGCCCCTCGGGGCGTTGCTTATCAGGTCCGCTGTCTGAAAGCGCTCTGCCACAACGTCCGTGGACACGCCCTGCACTCCAAGAGGTTCAAGAACGTGCCGTGCGACATCCGAAAAGATGTCGTCGACACGCTCTGTCGCCTGGCAGTGCGCGAGCCCACGGACGGATTCGCCTTCTCTCGGCTCTCGAGGTCCTTGCCTGAGCCTCCCGTAAGGGAGTGCGTCAGTCACCTCCAGAGCGCCGCAGAGTTGGCGAGCACACCGTTTCCCACATCGGCTGCCACCCTGGAGTCTCTCAGGTCCTTCATCTCGCTCTCGAAGCGAGCACGAAGGAACCCGAGGGTCCCGGGGCGGCTTCCCTCCTCCAGCTCTTCCTGTCTCGAGTGGCCTGCCACTCGAGGTGGGATCGATGGCTATCTCGAACACCTTGGGCACGGGCTCGAGGCTCGCGGCGCCACGCGCGCTGAGTTCTCTCAGTACGCAGGCGACTCCCTGGGGGCATTCTGCCTCCATAGGGCGCGGGTCGTCCTCAGGCCGTGCCAGGGTGTCAGTGAAGACATGAGGGAATCTTACCGCTGCGCGGGGCTGCTGGCACTCAGGGCGAGTGGGAAACCATTCGCCATGAAGGCAGCCGCGCTCAGGGCTCCCGGCTACAAGGTGCGGGTCATCGGTGTTCCCGATGCCCGCACCTTTGTAGAAGGGAGCTGGATCCGCGAGTCGATGCGTCTTATGCCTCCTGGGCATTGGACTATCGACTCGGGATCCCGTGAGATTCCCAACGGTCTTCACTATCGCAGGGGACACACCTTCCGTAGTCTGGACTTGTCTAAGGCTACCGATGGTCTGTCCCATCCTGCGATCGAGACGGTCATCGAAGCGCTCGTCCGCCGCGGGGCGATCCGTCCTGCGGATCACCTCATGGCGCGACGATCGCTCGGGCTGGTTGGAGACACAACTTGGAGCTTTCCCGAGCCAATCGGGGATGTTGTGTTCTCCAGAGGGAGTCCGATGGGCACACCTCTCAGCTTCGTTGTGCTCTCCTGGGTGAGTGCTTGGGCGGTTGGCAGGTTCAGCCAATCCCTGACCCACGGTGACGACGCGGTCGGCCGGCATCGGATTGGCTCCGATGCCCTTGATGTTTATGCCGAGCGCGTTGCCTCCGTGGGTGCCAAGCTCAACAAGGGGAAGACCTACAGATCGGACCACTCGTGGACCGCCTGTGAGATCCTCGCCCTTCCCCGGGAGTACACAGAAGACAGAATGACTCTCTTCGTTCCCCCCTCCATCCCTCCTCCGGCCCTTCGGGCACCGGTGGAGGCGGACCCCAGGCTCGAGAACCTGTGGTTGCGCCGGATGGAGAGGGTGATGAAGACCCGCTTCCCGTGGGTCAAGTGCGACCCCCGGCTCCACATGCCAGTGGAGGTCGGGGGACTTGGCTACACGGGTCGCGGTCTTGCCGTTGGGAGCTCGCTCCGACGACGCCTCGGCGCTCTCGTTTCGAGAGGGCCTAGCGCCGAGATCGGAGCTGCTCTCATAGGCAAGAAGCCATTCAGAGAGGTGGGCCTCTTCCCCCGACCACTCGTACGGATCCCCAAGCCAAAGGAATACTGGAAGGCGGCTAAAGCCGTCGACCAGGACCTCGCCCCACTGGGGGCGGACTTGGTATCCGTGCCGCTTGAGTCCTTCGAGTCCTTCAAGTGTCAACTCATTGAAAGTGAGTTGAGACTCTCCGAAGGAGAGAAGTTCAAGCGGAAGAGGGTCGGGGGAAGACCAGACAGGAACAAGGGGTCGG